TGGCTCTATAGCCGTATTAGCTAAGGTCTTAGCGTTTTCTTTAACTTTGTTTACCAGGTTAAGTAAACCGTTTGCAAAGCCTTCGCCGCTAAATTCGCCGCTTTCTTCAAGTACACGCGAAGGACTGTGTATGTCAAGCGCTGAGTTAATAGTAGCTTTAACGCTGTTAGCTATACTTTGTGCAGTCGCTATAATAGTGCCACGCATAGAAGCTAAACCGTTATTTAAGCCTTGCATAATATTTACGCCACAGCTGTAGAGGTTTACAGCGTTTAGCGTGCTTGTAATGGCCGTTATGCCTTCGCTTACAGCGGTGTTAGCATTAGCCATACCTTCCGTAAATGCCTGGGTAATTTCGGTACATTTAGTCGTAATACCGCTTATGTCAAGCGAATTAAAGGACGTGCTTATATTCGACATACCCGTATCTATGGCCGTCTGTGCCTGTGTAGACATATCAGTAGCAGCGCTTACGACCTCTGCCGTACCTGTCTGTATACCAGTAGTTACGCCTGTCGTAATGTTTGTACCGATAGTAGAAGCAGTAGCCGAAGTGTCTACAGTAGCTAAGCTACTATTTAAGGTTGTCGTAATACCGGGTGCGATACCCGCTACACTTGTATTTACGACGCCAGCGTTAGCAGTAATGCCAGACGCTAAGGCTGTCATAGTGTTAGCCCCGGCGGCGTTTACAGCTGCTGTATCTGGCTGTAAGCCCTGGGTCATAGTCGTAGATACTTGCGTAGTTGCAGCTGTGACAGTTCCTAAGTTTGACGTCATACCAGACGCCGCACCTGTAGCGACTGCTGCGCCGCCTTCTTCACCGCCACCGCCAAAAATACCTTTAATACCGTCTAACAAGCCCTTACCGATACCTTTTACAATATCCCAGCCTACTTGTAACCAGTTCGTACTCATTATCGTATCAACAATAGCAGCGATAAGCTGAGGTATAGCCGCTACAAGCTGAGGTATAGCCTGTATTAAGCCACCAGCTAAAGCTACGACGATTTGTACAGCTGATTGTATAATCAAAGGTAAGTTTGATATAATCGTTTGTATGAAGCCCGTAATACCTTGTATAGCACCTTGTATAATCATAGGCAAAGACTGTACTATACCTTGCACAAGAGATACTATAATCTGTACGCCCAGCTGTAAAATTTGTGGTATGTTTTGCCATATACTATCTTGTATAGTACGTACAAGCTGTACAGCCGATTGTACTAAAGACGGTAGGGACTGTGCTATACCCTGTAGCAAACTACCTACCATAGTTACGCCAGCCTGTATAATTTGCGGTAAATTCTGGGCGATACCCTGTACAAGTGTTTGTATCAGCTGAATAGCTGTAGTTATTATAGTCGGTATACGGCTTGTTATGCCGTTACAGAAGTTTACTATAGACTGTACACCCTGTTGTATAATTTGCGGTAAGCCCTGGGTTAAGCCCTGGGCTAAGCCTACAATAAGGTCTAAGCCTACAAGTAAAATTTGTGGTACGCTCTGTAATATGAAGTTCGCAAAAGCAGTAAATACCTGTGTAGCTACTTGTGCCATTTGCGGAATATTTGAGCTAATACCTGTTATCAGTCCGCTTACAAGGGACTGCGCCGCATTTACTAAGGACGGTAATACCGTAGCTACAAGTCCTGGTAATTCCTGGGCTACCATAGGAGCTAAGCCCTCTATAAGTTTACCTACACCAGATAACGCACCTGTAACAGCTGGTAGTACGTTCCTTGCAAACGTGGTAGATGTCTGTACTAAAGCGTCGATACTCTTGTTAAAGTTGTCGCCGCCTGTTGTTAAGCTAACAAGCATATTACCCCAGGCCGCCTTCATTGACGCCGCCGACCCGCTTATAGTGGTCGCCGCTTCGTTAGCGGTAGTGCCTGTGATACCCATATCGTTTTGTATAACGTGGATAGCTTCGATTATGTCAGCGTAAGAGGATATATCAAACTTCGTATTAGCCAATTTTCCAGCGTCAGTAAGAAGTCGTTGCATTTCCTCTTTAGTACCGCCGTAGCCTAATTTAAGGTTATCAAGCATAGTATAATTTTGTTTAGCAAAACCCTGGTAAGCGTTTTGTATCATATCCATACTTGTACCCATTTTATTAGCGTTATCAGCCATATCTATAATAGCCTGGTCTGCAACGCTGGCCGCTTTCTGGGTATCACCGCCTAAGCTCTGCAATAAACTTGCAGAAAAACTTGTTACGGTTTCCATATAAGCGTTAGCCGATAGGCCCGCCGTTTCGTACGCTTTATTCGCATTGTCAAATACGGCTTGCTGGGAAGCCATTAGCTTATTATATTCGCTACTTGCAGCGTCAACGGATTTTCCTATACCAGCGGCGTAGTCCTCTAAACTCTGGCCGCCAGCTCCGAAAAGCGTTTCTACGCCACCTGTAAGCTGTTGAAAATCAGCAAAGGCTTTTACCGACCCTGTAACAAGTGCGCCGACCGCGGTAACTCCAGCGCCTATAGCTACTGAAGCACCTTTAGCGGTTGCTTTTATTGCACTACCTAAGCCACTTGCTACGGCGCTACCCGCCGACTTAGCTAAGCTACCGATTTTCGATATACCACTATGCAAGGCGCTTAGGCTTACGCTGGCGACTTTCTTTAGTGCGGTATGTAAACCAGCCGCCCCGGTCTTGCCGTCGGTAAACGACGACTTTAACCCTTTAAGGCTGTTAGCTATGTTACTTATTTTTACCTTTGCAAATTCTTTAGCCTTATCCGTTAAACTCTTTACAGCGTTTACGGTGCTGGCTATGCTTATTTTACCGATATTTTTAAGGCCTGTAGCGAAGCCTTTAATACCGCTTTTCCCTTCGGTGATAGTGTCGGTAAACTCTTTTATACCGTCCACCATACCCGTTAGCTTTTGTTTGCCTAACGTCTTTACGGTGGCCGCCAGTATGGAAGCCTGTAGCTTAGCGCTTGTAAAGCCGTCAGCAACATTATTTTTTAAAGCATTACCTATGTTACTGAGCGTAGAAGGCAATGCTTTTACGGTCTGCCAACCGCGGTTAAACGACTGTATAGCGTTCTGCGCACGGTTAGTAGATTGTACAATATTATCTATGGGCGCTACTACACCTTTAGCAGCGGTGGCCGCCTGGGTAGCTGAAGTGCCGATTTTAGATAAGCCGTTACCGTTTACACCTTTTAGGCTTTTGTCTAAGTTTTCTAAAGCACGGTCCGCACTTGCAGCCGACGCCTTAAATTTTTCGGTAGCTGCTACCATTGACGACATTTTACCGCTAAAGTCGTTGTTTAGTCGTACGGTAGCACCCATTACAAAATCGGACATTTTAACACCCCTTACTTTGCAGAAGATTTTTTACGCATTGCTCTTTGCTCTTCTTTGATTTTAATAAGGGTTGCCTGGTATATAAATTCGCGCTCTAACAAAGGACGGTTATACACGTCACCGGGGTATACGCCTTGCGTATTCCACAGGTACGCTAATAACTTTGCTTCTTTGTTAGTTCTTATGAGTTTTTTATTGCGTCAGCGTCCTGTTTCTGCTTTTTCGCACCAAAGCCGCTGGCGTTTTGGATAGCTACCGCGAAGTTTACAATTTCGCCAGGCGATAACAAGCTACCTACGGCTGCGTCAGCTGTACGTACGTTAAGTTTTTCAAGTAATGCCTTACTTGCAAAAGTAAAGTTACTACGTGTGTCCTTATCTACAGCCAAAATAATAATTTTTACCATAAGTTTATCGTCGTCAATACTGGTCTGTACGTTGCCGTCATTACCTACGTTAATAGCTACACAGTCCTTTTTAGCCTGTTTGTACTCCGTATGGTCGATAGCGGTAAATGCTACCGTACCCAGCCTTTCGGTTTCGTATGTACCTGTAGCTAACGCGGTCAGCTTTTCAGTATCTAACCCTAAAACATCTTCCAGGGACAGAAACGACGTTACCGTAGCTTCTTCCTCACCCAAAATTTTTACTTTATCGTCATTGTTTACAGCTTTTGTATTTGTTGCCATAATAGTTTACCTACCTTTCTTAAAATCAAAATGGGACGCTGTTACGCGTCCCTGTGTATTAGTCAATAGTTTTGATGTATTCAAAATCATCAAACGTAAAAGGAAATTCCGCTTCAACGATAGCGCCTAACTCGTATTTAGTAAGCTCTACGCTGTCAAAGGAAACACCCTTATACATAACAGCTTCTTCACCCTTAGCTGTAGGGTCGGCAAGTTTGCCGATATAATTGTATTTTGCTGTAGGGTCGTCAGCAATTTTCTTCTGTAAACGGCTATCCAGCTTATGTATCATAAGCGTACCGCTACCGCTACCGCCCATAACCTTATGGCTATCTAAGAATTTTCCAGCCTGTTTAACGGCTTCCTTTTCAAATTCTACGATAGCTTCAAAGCTCTGTGTACTCTGTAGCTGCTGGCCGTTTTCGTCGTAACAATAACCGTATAAACCGTTCATTACTTCGTTAGCGTCATACATATAGGTTTACCTCTCTTTCTTAAAAGTTCACGCCGATATTTTGATAGATACGCTCCATACTGTCAACAGGTGTAATATCTGCTGCGAAGTATGCTTCGTCGATAGCGGGCTTGTATACCGCTGTGTCACCGTGGTATTCCGGGTCTGGCTTGTAGTAGCAGCCTTCCTTAATTACCTCTTCGTTAATAAGTGGCTTTAAGTAGCTTTCCTCTACAAGTGTAGCGTAGCACTGGCGCGCTTCGTCAGTATTAGACTTAGTCTTTTTATACTCGTTACCAAACGCTTCCAGGTCCTTAACAATGTAGTCAAGGGTATTAGCTACACGGATTTTACCAAATTCCTTACTTTCGTCCGCAACAGGGGAAGTAAGCGTATTGATACCTTCGTCGATTTCTACGAAGTCGCCGTTTTTAACAAACAAAAGCGTACCCTTCTGCTTAGCCGTTTCGCGGGCTGTAACTTTCTGCACCTTGTTTACCTTAGTGTACGGTGCGGTTTCGTCGGTAAGTGTTCTGTTAAGTGCTACACTTGCCACACGTGCGGCTACGTAAATAGCCATTTCAGCGGCGGTATAGCCGTCACAGCCATTACCAACGTTTACAATGCTACGATTATTGTAGCTAACAGAAGCGGCGTTAGCAGCTTCTATATTTGTGTCCCACTCAGCGGGACCACCTGTAACGAAGGTAACATAAAAACCTTCCTGTCTTACCCTTGTAAGCCACGCCTGGACGCTGGCAATAATAGCGGCGTCGTATACGCCGTCAAGTGATACCGTATTAGCGGTAGCGTCGCACTCCACTTCATCAAGAAACGCTGTGTAATGTACAGCTGTTACCTGGCTACCGTTATTACCGCCTGTAAACGCGATAGAATTAGTGTTAGTCGGCATAACAAGCCCGGTGTCGTCGGCGTTTGTTACTGTAACGTAGTCGGAAGCGTTAAGCTGTGCTACAAGCTCTGCAACGGTAGTACCTGTTACAGACAGTAGCTTACTGCCGTTTTCGATAAGCTCAATAGTCTTACTGCCTTCGGCTACTCCAGCCTTTACTACAATGGTAAAAGCTCTTGTAGTGGGGTAGAGTGTGGCAAGCTCTAAGCTACCGTCGCCCAAACTACAGGTAGCTACCTTTGCGTCAGTAGTCGCCATACGATAAGCAAGAATTTTAGACGGCGCACCTTTAGAAGCGTGCTTATAAATCTTGCTTGCTGTAAGGGTCGTACCTTCAGCGTTATACATTTTCAAAAATTCACCGATATTTACGGTTTTAAGTACGTTGATAGGTCCCCAGTCACTTGTAAACGGATACGCGACAACGCCACGCGTACCAGCTGTGATACTGGAGATAGCAGCGACAATACGGGAATAGACGCCGCTAAGAATTTTACTGATACCTTTTGTAAACTGTCCAGCCATTTTTATTTACTCCTTCCTGTGTCGCCGATTACGCGATTTTTATAGGCTTCTACAGCCTTTTCCGCTTCGGCTTTTGTAATTTGTTCTTTGTGTACCGATACTAAAGCACCCGCCATAAATTCGGGCGTAGTGTTCAGCTCGGCGGCGCTTTCTATAAGCTCCTGTTTAGTAAATGTGTCTGCAACATCTACAGACTGTTTAGCATTTTTAGCCATAGCTTAGCCCTCCTGGTTTTCTTTATTTACCGTTACTTTTGTACCTACTACCCGTGGCGCTGGCGGTGCTTCTGGGCGTACCCTTGCGTACGATACTTCATAAGCAAAGGTAAACGGTACTTCTAAATCGCCGTTAGCGTCGTTAAATTCTACAGCTGCGTTTTTTATCCAACCTACACGGGTCTTATCCTCATTGAGAATAGGCAAAAGTCCGCATAAATCTTCTAACTTAGAAGCTAATTGCTCCTGTAGTGCTATACTCTGTGTCACATCTGTAACGTATAGCTTGCCGTAGTATTTAACGGTCTGTACATACGACCAACGGCTTAGGTGTCTGGCGCGTCCCCTGTATGGACTATCCCAAATAACAACGGGACGCGCCAGCTTCGACGGTACAGCGTTACGACGCCAGGAATTAAGCCCGGCGTTTTGCTTAAAAAACGTCTGTATCGCCGTTAATTCGTATTCGTAGTCCATAATTACACCTTCTTAGCCTAACGTAGCAAACAGCCTACGTAATTCGCTTACGGTTATGTCTGTCAAGTCGCCGTCGCGTAAATCGTCTAACGACTTTTCAAACATATGACAGCCCGCTACGGTTTTACCTGTTAATACCATACCTGTACTTGCACCTTTGACATAGATAAACTTACCCCCGGACCAGTAACCGGGTACAAATTGCCCGGCGTTCTGCGTAAAGCCTAATTCGACGTAACCCGTATACGGTACGTTACTACCGTAAGTAGCTTCCACAAGTTCGGCCGTAGCCTTTACCTTGCTGTAGCTCTCTGGTGCGCCCATATTCATAGACTGCTTTAAACGTCCTGTACGGGTAGGGGTATGACGGGCGGCATTGTTAAAGCCTTGTATAACTAACGCACGCCCTATACGTTCGTTCATTTTCTGCAATTCCGAAGATTGACAGTTACGTAACCACGCTACCCACTCGTCGAAGCCTTCCAGCTGAAAATGTACGTCAGCGCTCATATAAATTTAACGCCCCTGTCGCTTACATTTGTGCTATCCTCAAACTTTAACTTAGACGGCCTTAACATATCTCTTACCGGGTCAAAAAGCTGGTCGTAAGATAAGTCGCTGATAGCTGTAGGCGGTGCTACCTCTGTAATATTGCCTGTTTCTTGGTTTATCTGGTGCGTTTCTGCACGCGCCATAATTTCAAAGCACAGGGCTACAGCGGTTTTAACGTGTTCTTCCTCGTCCGGGTTGTGCGGGTCAAATGTAGGCTTACCGCCTATGTAACCTTCGCACCACGCATTAGCACGCATAAGGTATAAGTCTTGTTTTTCCTTAGCTACAGGCTCTGCTATAGTGTAATATTTTTCCAGTAGTTCGTCCTTTGTCAAAAGCATAGTATCACCTTAGCCCAAAATCTCAGCGTAAACCTCAGCTTTAATAAGTGCGTCGACGATTTCCGCTTTAGTAGCGTCGTCTTTAAGCTCTACGCCGTGGTCTACAGCGAAGCCTATAAGCTCGTCAACTTTGTACTTATTCAACTTTTTAGCAGCGGTTTCCGGGGTAAGCTCGCCGTTACCGCCGTTACCTTCTGTAGCTTCTGCGTAACCACCTTTAATAAGGCTTGCAGCTACAGCGTCCGGGTATTCTACGACTGCGCCTACTTCAAGTACGCTACTCGCGTCGGTTACACCAGGTTTAATAATTTTGATTTTCATAACGTTTACCTACCTTTCTTTGTGCTTACTCAGTAGCAAGCACATCTGCAATTTTGATAAGTTCGGGGTTTGTTACCTTCGGGAAAGAAGCCGCTACGACTTCGATAACTTCCCTTACAGGACGCTCCATAGTAAAGGTACGTGCAAAAATACCCGGCTCCATATTGTTTTCGTAAGTCGGTCCCATAAGCTGGCTACCGATAAGGCCGCCTTCTTTAAGGAATACACCTTTATTTTTTGCAAGCAAACGCTGTGTAGCACGTACACCGCCGTTTGTAACGTCACGGTATGTAACTTTGCTATCAAAGGCTTCCATAGGTGGCAAGTCACGACCTTTAAGGAAGGTGTTAAGCTCGTCAATGGTAAGCAGCTTATCGCTGTAACCTGTAATAGCCTTTCTTACATCTGTGTTGTTAAGCACAGTACGTACAGTTTCGATAGATGTAACAAACACGTCCGGGGTGTAGCCGTTTGTGTTGCCGTCTACATAGTCCTGTACCCATTTTTCGTAGTTCGCAAGAATAGTAGCGCCGTCAGTATTCCACTTTACAGCTGCTGCTACCTTATTGTCAGCGGGTACGCCGAAGTCTACGCCCAGCTTGATACCGTTCTTATCATAAGCAAGTGCGCCAACGCCCAGGGCTTGCCAACGAAGCCACTCTATACGGGCGTCAATGTTACGCTTCAGCTGTGCAGTCTTATTAAGCAACTGTTTAGCCGCCATAATTCTACGGCCTTCGTTGCCCTTATCCATAAGCGCCGCAAGCTCTTTCTTAGATACAATATAGGACTGTCCCATATCTGTAATTTCGCCGCTGATACGTCTTACAGGGTCACGGTCTGTAAGCGGTAATTCTGCGCCGCTGTCGACAATGTCCGCCATATCTGCCTGGCGTTCGATTACAGTTTCGTTAAAGTCCATTTCGTAGGTGTCGTCCGAAGGAAGGAAACGACTACCGATATAGTTACTTTCTACGGGTACTTCTCTAATAGTTTTAGTAAGTACCGGGTTTTCAAAAAATTCGCTTAAATTTGCTAATCCTGGCATATTGTTTTACCTCTCTTTCTTAGTCTACGAAGCGGATAGCGCCGCTAAGTGCTGTCTTAAAGGCGTCGTCACAACCTGTAAGCATACCTGTATATACTGCACCGTGTACAAGTACCTGGCCAGCTGTAAGGTCGGGGTTTTCGCCTTCGTCGTTTGCCTTAAACTGTACGCTTTCGTCCAAAATTACGGGATTGCTCTTACCGTCCATAGACTTTGCGTATTTTTCGTACTTACCTGTAGTGTTATCCTTTACAAGACAAAGGCCTTCGGGTAAGTATTCGTTTACATCAAACTTGCTACCGTCAAGAGTGATACCGTTTACTACATACGCGTAATGTGCGCTGGCTTTAATTTCTTTAGCCGCTGGGTATGTTTTCTTTCTAATTGTTACGTCATTGTTCATAAGGTTTTTACCTCTCTTTCAATTATTTTTCTTGTTTGATACCTAACATAGACAAGGCTTCTGTAACCTTAGCGTCGGTTTTGTCGGTAGAAGCAGTACCGCCGCCTGGGCCTTTTGACTTAAAGCCGTTATCGTCCTTGTTAGGGTCGTCGCCGTCTGCGACTTTGAATAGGTTAGGCTCTGCGCCGTGTACCTTTTTGAGTGTACGGGCTATGCTTCTTGCGTCTACTACGCCTGTTGTGTCGTCGTAGTCTATATCGTCCATATAGTCAAGACGGATAGCACGTACTACCTGGGTGGGGTTTACAGGGTTATAAGTTCCAGCAGCTTTAAGTACCGCATTTTCTATAGCAAGGTCCTTAATTTTTTCTTCAAGGGTTGTAATCTTGCTGTTAGCATTTGTAAGCGCTGTCTTATCCTCGTCGCTAAGCTGTGTTTTTCCGTCTGCGGCCGCCTTCAGCTTTTCAGCGACTGTACTTAAAAGCGTTTTGTTATCAGCGTCAATAGCTACGCCATTATCCTTTAACACTTTGCGCACCATACGTACAGCTTTTGACGTAATCATAGCGTCTACGTCAGCCTGGCTATACTGTGGTCGTTCGTGTTCGGGGTCGTAGTCCATAGCTTCGTCGTGTTGCTCCTGGTCTATATCACCGTCAGCAAGTAACTTAGCTACTTCCTCAGCGTATGCAGCCGCTGTAAGTTCGCCCTTTAAATACTTTTCCTGTAGTTTTTTGATTTTTCCCATTGTTAAAACTCCTTCCGTTTATGCCCGTCGGCTTATTCCAGGTTACGTACCTGTTTACGTTTTCCTTTGCCAGTATTAGAAGCCCTGGCTAAGTTACGGCAATAAAAAAGACGCCCTAAATAGACGTCTAAGCCGCACAAACCCCGTGCGTGGGGTATATAAAAACCTGTAACGCTCAAAAATCGTAAAAATTGATTGTTACAGGTATTATATTTTATTAAATTTCGGTAAGTGGGTCGGATTTAGCAGTTTCGTAGTCAGCCTTCAGCTTTTCAAAATCTTTACTAAGCTCTGGCGGCATATCCGCGCTGGCTACAAGCGTGTTTTCCTCAAAATCCACATAAGGGGCTAAATTTTCGGGTATTCGTATCATTTCTTTACTTCCTTTCCAAAGGCTTTTACTAACAGATTATGCACCTTTACAGAATACGGCTTAGGGTTACTGCTTAGCTCAGCGTCGCAAAAGGCTTCTGCTATAAATTCGCCTACGCTCTCTTTTGAATACTTAGAGATACACATAGCGTCGTACTGTGCCTGTAAGTCCTTTGCAGCTTCAATACCTTTACGTAAGCCGTCTGGCTGTCCCGCAAAACTATCACGTAGGCGCTGTATTTCACGGTTAAGGTCCGTAAGCTCTTTAGTATATTGTCGGTACAAACGTCTTGCAGTAAGGTAAACGTCATTAGTACCGCCATTACCTAAAAGGATTTCGTTAGCCTTTCCGGGTAATATACTGTGTCCGTATTCGTGTACCAGCGGAACTATGTCGGCGTACTGTTCGTCAACCATAGCGGCGTGTGCTACGCCACCAAAACGGCTACGGTGTTCGGTGTTAAACTCGTCTTGTATTACCTTTTTCGATTTTAGAAATTTACTGTTTAAGGTAATTTCGCTACGTAATACAGACGGGTCGCTACTTGTGCAGTAGTCCATAAATGAAGCGTTAGTCGGTACACATTGCCCGCCTATACCGTCGCTCAAACGACCAGTAGCACGTATTGACGACGCCGACGACTTAAAACGGTCGTCTAAATCGTCTAACTTTGTAAGCATACTTTTTACAGCGTCAACATCTGTAGAAGCAAAACTTACCGACGTAATATTACAGCCTGGTTTATTTGTAAAATACGCTGTAGCGACGTCGTTAAGCTCTTGTACGGTCGTTTTGTCCTGTATCAGCTCAGCTAACGTAGCGGTAACAGGCGTATCGGTTACTACTTCTACTATTTTAGCATTTTCTACAAGATTGTCAACAGCCTTTACAGTATTTGTAGTATCTGCGACTTTTATACCGTATGCGCCGTCTTTATCCCAGGCGGCTTTAGATACGGTTACGGTCTTACCGTTTACCTTAACACGTTTTACCTTCTTGTTAAGGCTTTCTAAGGTTTCACCGGGACGTAAATACCGTTTAGGGTTATCCTTTTCTAACATTTCCTTTACTGAAGGTAGCCCACGCTCTTTAGCGTATGCGTCGTAAGTCTTAGCTTCGGTGTAATACCTTTCGCCGTAGCTTTCCTTGCTGTCGTTCTTACGTGCAAGCTGGCTACGGTTACGTATGCCGATAGCCGACAATACCATACGCCAGTTACAACGACAATTAGGGTGGTTAGGTATACGTTTACCAGGTATACCGGGGTTAGCCGGGGTATCGTAGTCAAGTGGGTACGGTTTCTTTATGCTGTAGTCTGCGTCAGCTGCACACATACCAGATGTACGGCCGTCCCTTACCGCGTCCCTGTACTTACCGTCTAAAATGTCGGCGTTTTCCATAGCGGCGTAACTTGCACCTAAGCCGTTAGCCCTTGTCATTTCAGTACGCACAATACGTATAGCGTTGTTATAGCTTTCGCCGATAGCGTCTTTTAGTTCGTTTGCCGCTTCATTGTAGCTAAGACGCTTAGTAACCAGATTTTTTATAGTCTTTTCGGCGTTTGTCGCTACAAGGGCGGTACTGGCTCTTATACGGTCGCTGTAAGTGTGTCCGTCGCCTACCCAGTCGTTAGCTATCAGCCCTAATACTCCAGCCCTATTAAGGATAGGGACATTTACGGCGACTTGCGTAGCCTGTTCAAGACTATATGCTTGTGTATAATAGCCATATTCAAAAGTACCGCGTAAGACTTCCGTAACGTAGGGGTCTTGTGCAGCTAAAGCAAGTTCTAAATCTGGTAAAATCTGCGCTACGTACTGCTCTTGCATTTTTATCTGTACGCGTTTAGATTTTCGCTTAGCTTCGGGTACGGTTTCCAGCTCTTTGTTAAGCTCTTCCAAACGGTCTACAGCTGTTTTCTGTAAACGTCGATAAAGCGGTGCAAGCTCTGTAGTACGCTTACCTATTAAGACGTCTAACTCGTCTGCGAAGTAGTCATTATATCCGTTTAAGTCTTTTGTCATACGTGCGGTAGTCTTAT